GGCAAAGACTCATAAATCACGTTTAAGTAAGGAGAACAAAGAAGTTGAGATTAGACTTTATTACGACGAGCGTGGACTCGATAGATATTATGGGTTATTGGAACTGGGTGAGAAGCATGGAGTCTTCAAACGTAAGGGGAATCGAATTATTGTTGGTGAATCTTCCGTTTATCCTTCTGCTATTTTGGCCGATCCTGATAAGTATTTCACGGAAGAAGTGATGGAAAAACTTGAAGAAGCATCGAATGAAGAATTTAGTTACGGAGAGTGATTTTGTAGAAACCTATGATGACTTTCTCTCTGAGTCAACATGTTCGCAACTGATAAGTTTAGTAGATGAAGAGAATGAAAGAATCGAAAGAGACCATAGACCTAATTTTTATCAAAGGAATATAGGTAATCTGCCAGAATATACTGGTCTGTATAAAAAATTTTCTGAGATAGGCATGAAGTATCTTACTGATATAGGATACTACGATGACATACTACCTCAGAAATATGGATTTGAAGAGATGCGTATTAAAAAATATGATGTTGGAGATTCATTTGACACTCATATTGATGTAGCTGATTATGCATCTGCAAGAAGATGGCTTGCCTTTCTTGTTTACCTTAATGATAATTTTACTGGAGGAGAAACAGAGTTTGCTGACGGTAAAATGATTCATCCTAAGACTGGTAGTGTTTTAGTTTTTCCAAGTCTATGGACATTTCCTCATGCTGGATTACCAGTCAAATCAGGTACAAAATATATCTTGACTACTTATTTTCATTATATTTAAATGGATCGTATTGAAAAAGTTATCCTAAGAAATTTAGTTTACAACGAAGAATATCTCAGAAAAGTATTGCCTTTCATTGAACCAGATTACTTCAATGACAGGAGTGAGAGAGTTGTATTTGAACATATTACTAAATATGCTGCAGAGTACAATAGTTTGATAACAAAAGAAGTACTCCAGATTGAGATTGAAGACAGACGTGATATCACACAAGATGAAGTCAAGAATATATACGGAACGATAAATGAACTGGAAGATATTGAATGTGACTTTGAATGGTTGAGTGACACGACAGAGAAATGGTGTCGAGACCGAGCAATCTATCTGGCATTGATGGAATCAATCAAAATAGCAGATGGTCAAGATGATAAAAAGAATCGTGATGCAATACCAACAATACTATCAGACGCATTATCTGTATCCTTTAATCGTAATGTAGGCCACGATTACTTAGAGGACTATGAAGAACGATACGAACTCTACAACAAAAAAGAAAGTCGAATTCAATTCGACCTTGAATACTTTAATAAGATTACAAAAGGAGGTCTTCCAAACAAGACGCTCAATATTGCACTTGCAGGCACTGGGGTTGGTAAATCTCTGTTTATGTGTCATCATGCTAGTGCTGTTCTTTTAGAAGGAAAGAACGTCTTATACATAACATTAGAGATGGCAGAAGAAAAGATTGCAGAAAGAATTGATGCAAATCTTTTAAATGTAAATATACAAGAGATTGTTGATTTACCAAAGCCAATCTTTGAAAGTAAGGTAACAAACCTTGCAAAGAAGACTCAAGGATCACTTATTATCAAAGAGTATCCTACTGCTTCTGCACACTCAGGTCACTTCAAGGCATTACTTAATGAACTTGCCTTGAAAAAATCATTCAAACCTGATATAATATTCATAGATTACTTAAATATATGTGCGTCTTCACGTTACAGGGCTGGATCAAATGTTAACTCGTATTCCTATATTAAGGCGATTGCTGAAGAGCTCAGGGGTCTTGCAGTTGAAGCTAATGTTCCTATCGTCTCCGCTACTCAGACGACTCGCTCTGGCTTTGCTAGTAGTGATGTCGATCTTACTGACACAAGTGAGTCCTTTGGTCTTCCAGCCACTGCTGATCTTATGTTTGCTCTTATATCTACTGAGGAACTTGAAGGGTTGGGGCAGATAATGGTTAAACAATTGAAGAATCGTTACAATGATCCAACTTATAATCGAAGATTTGTTATTGGAGTTGACCGAACAAAGATGAGATTATATGACTGTGAACAACAAGCACAAGATGATTTGCTTGACAGTGGCCAAGAGGTAGAGTATAATGAAGAAAATAAAACAACAAAGAAATTTGCCGAGTTTAAGTTTTAAAAATGTCTGGAGACTACAACACACACAACGATCAACAACCTAATATAAATTACACAGATCATACCGTTGACCTTTCTAAGTACGCTGTATTCGTGGATGGTGTCACATCCGATCCCAGTAAGGATTATCAATCTTTTGTTGAAAGTTTGGATGACCTTGACGGACAGGGTTCCAATATTCACAGACTTCTTACTGCTGCTGTTGGTGTCAGCGCTGAGGGTGGTGAGTTTATGGAGATCGTTAAGAAGATGGTTTTCCAAGGTAAACCTTGGAGTGACCACAATCGAAAACATCTTGTTATTGAGTTGGGTGACGTTATGTGGTATGTGATGCAGGCGTGTATGGCACTTAATATTACACTTGATGATGTGATTGCTGGTAACGTAGAAAAGTTGAAGAAAAGATATCCAGGCGGAGAGTTTGATGTTTACAAATCAGAAAATCGTTTAGAGGGTGACTTATGATTAACTTGCGTGACCAGATTCTAAAAAGTCAAATCGCATACTATAATGGTTTGATTGCAAAACATCAACAGAATGTTGAGATATATTTAAATCAACCTGTGGGTATTGGTGAACACTCAGATGTGATGGGTACAATTGATGGTGAGATAAATGCCATTGCACAAGCACATGAAAAGATTGAGATTATAAATCACTATTTTCTAAACAGGTGACAGATGTAAAACTGTCACCCTATGAACCCACTAAATAATTCCATGTGTTAGAATAGAATCATGGAACAAGAAGAACCAACAGTGATTGATCAAATACTTGAGAAATATGATACAACAGTTCTTAAGGAAACTGCTGGTATAAGAGAGATTAGAGTTGAAAATAATGATAGATCAAGCACAAGAGAAGCCCTTGAAAATGCTTTGAACGCAGCAAAAATTTCTTTTGGATCTCTTACAAGAGATGTAGGTTCATTTGGTGGAACAGAATTTAATTTTGATAAAAAGAAAGTAAGATTCATATACAAACCAAAAACTGGCGGTGGAGGATCTGGTGCTGGTGTAGAGGACACCACAAGAAATGAATCTGCTCAGGCACTTTACGCTGCTGTTGCCTTTGGAAAAGGAAAGTCAATAACCAATAATGATGTGAAACCATCAACAGTTCAAAAGTATTCTGGATTGTTTTCAATCGATGGGAATGTTGACAATATACTAAATGATCTTCCTGACGATTGGATTAAGTCATCAGTAACTGGTGCTAATAAATTGTTTAGTGCATTTGGAAGAAAAGGTAAATATACTTTTCATCGTGGAGATGCCACAGTTAATCGAATTAACTCTGCCTTTACAAGAGTTAAGTCAAATGAAGGAGTGAGAATGGATATTAACAAATGGAATCCATCTGACATTTGGTTAGTAAGGAGTGATTATGATTTTAAGTGTATTGATGATGAAAAGACTTTGTTAGGTTTAAATCAATGCATACAGGAACAACTTCAAGATGGAAGATTGATTGGTATATCTTTAAAGAAGATGCAATCAGGTGCTTCATTGTCTGCAAAAAATGTTTTTGGTGACATGAAAAACACTAAAAAATATAAAGGATATGAATATAGTAATAAATCTATTGATGGATATATCTTACTGTCTGGTGGAACTAAGATTCAATTTAGATCTTTTGGTGCTGGTCAAGGATTAACTGGTTTTCAAGGTGAGGTCAAAGGTGCGAATGCAAATCAAGGAAAGATTGGTTTAGGGCCTACGAATATGATATTAAGAACTCATGGAGCAGGACAAATCCCAACAAATGCGGCAAGTAGAGTAAAAACAGATCCAGATGGTGTATTTAATGAAATTGCTGTCGGATTAAAAAAATATGCCAGTATGAGTCAAAAACAAATCGATGATCTGAGATCAAATGAAAAAATTGTTACACCTAAATTTTTATATTCAAAACTACAAGTTACTCAATTACTTGATATAATACAATCAATAAGAAATAAAGATGTTAGAGATCAATTAGTTGAAGACATATATCTCTATGCCTCTAGTCAATCTAGATTTTCCTCTGCATATTATAAACTCCAATGAAAAATACTCATCTTGAACATTTAGAAGATAACATCTTGAATGACGGATCTCAAGGAGGAAGAGAGGCAGTCGCTTTTCTTCGATCTCTTGGGGATATGTTGGATCAAGGTGCTGCAGACGCTCGTGTTACCGTTAAGTGGGATGGAGCTCCTGCAATCATCTGTGGTGTTAATCCAGAAAACGGTCAGTTTTTTGTTGGAACAAAATCTGTATTTAATAAAATTAATCCTAAAATTGCATATTCGCAAGAGGATGTGGATAATATGTATCCATCTGGACAACTTGCAAGTAAACTTAAGGACGCATACAAATATCTTTCTACACTTTCTATACCAAATGTTGTACAGGGAGATCTTTTATTTACTGATGATAAGTATGAGGCAAAAATAGGTGGAGATACTTGTATCGCATTTCAACCAAACACAATTGTGTATGCAGTTCCAAAAGATAGTGAAATTGGACAAAAGATAAATGAAGCAAAGTTTGGAATTGTATTTCACACTTCATATTCTGGTAGAAGTTTAGATACAATGTCTGCTAGTTTTGGTGGTATTAATATTCAAGGTAATAGTAATGTCTTTGTAACATCATCTGATTTTAAAAATGCATCAGGTGAAGCAAATATGACTGCGGCTGAGAAGTCAACATACACAAACTTAGTGAATAAGACAGAGGGATCTTTGAAACAAGCCTCTCGTTTTCTCGATCTGATGAAAACAAATAGTATGAATAAGTTTACATTGAATATCATGTTCAAGACTTTCTTTAACTCTTACATTCGTCAAGGTAAAACATTAATTGGCGCTCGCAACACTGCAAGAGATTTTGCACAGTATTTTTCAAACGCATTAGATAAAGAAATTGAAACTAAGAAGATGAAGACAACAAAAGATAAATACTTAGAACTGAAGAACAAAGGTCTTAAATTTATCTCTGACAATCAACAGTCAATATACATGACTGTTGCATCTTATATGAATTTACAGGCTGCGAAAAATTTTATGATTCGTAAGTTGCAAAAGGTAAATACATTTGGCACGTTTCTTAGAACACCAGATGGTTATCGTGTGACAGCACCTGAAGGATTTGTTGCAATTCGTTCAGGACAGGCTCTTAAACTTGTGGATCGTTTAGAGTTTAGTCGTGCAAACTTCACCGCAGATAAGAA